TACAAAGGCGTTGCCGTTAATGGCATTTCCTTCAGAGTTTCTGGTATTTAGTTTATTGTCTAGAATAGGGTTGGCATCAGCAATGAAAGGACGCTGCATACCTGCATTGATACCACTACCGTAGTCCATCATTCCAATACCATTATTATCCACCATGATGCTGCCGTCAGCATTGCGCACGTAGGCGGGATAGATGGGAGCCATTTGGGTAACAAACGCCCATATATTACCGGTAGACGAACTGGTACCATTGTTACTCAACGAGTTAGAATCAAAACGTGCATATCCCATATTACCACCAATCTTCAACCACTTCTTTGCCTGATAGTCGGCTTTCAAACGGCCTGTCAAACGTTTCAGGTCAGAGCCTTCAGTGATACCCTCATTTCCAAGATAACCTAAAGAAACATAGAAAGAGGACTTTTCATTGGCTGCGCTCACCGAGAAGTTGTATTCCTGACGCAGACCGGTACGCATTCCCACATCTTCCCAATCATCCGGAGTCAGCAGATAGTCACGTCCTTTATAATTCACAACTCTACCCAATGTGGCGTTGGGATTAAGTTTACCGTTCTGACCGATGAGGAATTGCCCATCGGGAACTGTATATACATTGTATCCCAATCCACCGTTGGAGCCAAACAGATTCTTGTTTGCCTCAAGCCATGCAGCTTGGTCATTCATTCCCGTTGACTTATAATAATTGTTCATGGCACGATAATGCATCTCGTAGTACATGCCAGGATTGTCAATCACTTCATATTTCTGCAACGCTCGAGTGTTAGCACCCCACTTAGCATCAAAAGTCACCTTAGCCTCTCCCGACATATTGGCCCTTTTGGTAGTGATGATAATTACACCATTAGCACCACGAGCACCGTAAAGAGCATTGGAAGCCGCATCCTTCAATACTGTCATTGACTCAACGTCGTTAGGATTGATATTATTAATATCACCGCTATAAGGAGCGCCGTCCACAATAATCAGAGGGTCATTCTTTGCATTGATTGAGCTAAAACCACGAATCTTGATGGATGACTTTGAACCCGGAGCACCGTCATTGGAAGTCAGTGTCACACCCGGCACAGCACCTGCCAAGGCATCAGTAACATTCGTCACTTGCGACTGCTCCAGCTTTTCGGTACCAACCACCTTAGCCGAACCCGTAAATGCAGACTTCTTTGCTGTACCGAAAGCAACCACCATTACCTCATCAAGCATCTCAGTATCAGACTTCATCACCACTTTTAAGCTGGGTTTTATTGCCACTTCTTGGGTCTGCATACCAATATAAGAAATCACCAGAGTTTTCGCGGAACTTGGTACGTTTGGTAATGTAAAATCACCATCTACACCGGTAATAGCACCAATTTGTGTACCTTTTACCAATACAGAGGCTCCAATAACTGGCTGCCCGTCTTCTTCAGAAATTACAACACCTGTAACCTTCTGGGTTTGGGCAGTTACTAGGCCTATTCCGACAAAAAGACAGGCCAATAACAGCATTAATTTTCTTTTCATAAATTCTCTCTTAAAGTTTAACTTTACATTAATTGTTTCTTTACTCTAACAAAGTGCAAATATATTAATAAAACTGAAACGAACAACTATTTTATTGAAAAAACCTTGTAAATCTATCAATTTGTTAATTAAACATGCCACTTTATGCTTAATAACAGATTTTTCACACTTAAAAAACCTAAACTGGCTTATGTTTACTATCACTATGATTCCCTCTTTTAGGATGATTTTTCCAAGAAATACACATATTTTAAAACAAAATGGTTAATAAATAAGCCGCTAAAACAGAGAACGGACCTGATTTTGAAACAAATTGAGAGTTCCCGGAGGCTAAATACCGATTAATAGCTAAACACAAAAAGACACTTTTTAGAGATATTAATTCTTATTCTAATCCCATCGAGCACAGAATATCGTCTTATTTGTTATTGGTATTAATTAAAATCAAGTAAAATGAGTAAGATTATTTACAATCTAGTGTACAACAGAAAAAGAAGCCTGAATAAAAAAGGAATGGCATTGGTACAAGTAGAAGCCTATTTGGACAGAAAGAAAAAGTATTTTTCAACCAAAGTTTATTTATGGGGCATAGAACGAAGCGGTTTTTTCAATGGTCGGGAAAAATGGGCGAAAGGTTTTGAAAACCAAAGGGTTTAGGCATGATCGGGAAAATGGGCTGAATATTTCGAAGCGGTTTTTCTCTTTACATGGCTTACATCTGCTTTACGTTTGAGGGGCTTTTCTTCGGATATTCGGGGGATTGCTTTACATCGGGCTTGCAGATGGGGCTAAAACGGCCTGGAAGGGTTTTATTTTCGGCTGTGTGGCCGTTTTATGGCTGGGTTGATGGATTTTGTTATATGATGGTGTGAACGGCTGTGTGGCCGTTTTTTTGTGCCTATTTTTAAAGATGTTGCCTTAAAATTCTTCCAAATAAGTATTATTTGGTATATTTGCAGCATAATAGAAACGAATATGGCAAAAGTGATTCATGTGCATTTGCTGCATAAAATAGACGGGACGAAGCAGAAAGATTGGTATTTCAGCAGTATATCGGCTGTTTATACGGTTCTGACGGCAGATCAGGTGGGGGCAACCAAGAATTACCTGCTTCATGCCGGGCTGTCTGGTAACGGCACAATATGCACGAAAAAGGCTATAATTAAGCAATCTACGCTCATCTCGGGTGGTAGTAAGGGAATGGTTAGAACGATATAATAGCGCCGTTAGAAAGGCTTGTAGGCGTTATTTCTTTGAATGCTGATTGGGGAGCTTATGGCTCCCTTTTTTTATGCCCCTACGGTTGGTTTTATTTGGTTAGGGGTTACTATTGGGGTTACTGTTAGGGGTTACTACTTCTTTAAGTTAGGGGTTACTTTAGGGGTTACTTTTTCAGTTCTCAGAGGGTACGCCCGAAATAGGAAACTATGTTATAAATGAAAGCAAGTGCCGTTTTTCTCTGTTTTCAGAGAGGAAAAACGACACTTGTTTGTGTGATATACCTTATTATAATAAAATAAATCCTTTGATTTACAGTGTATTTACGAGTTTGCTTCAGGTAAATTCCTTCAAAAGTGTGTGCGTGCGTCCTTTTTTAGCCTTCTGTAGGAGGCATGCGTGTACCACTTAGAAGAACTTGCTGATACTTCCGATTACTTCAAAGACATTGATGATGCGTGATTTGTCGAATTCCTGTTCATCGTAGTCATTGGTGTTGATGGGGATGAAGCGCAGCTTGTCCGGATCCGGCGACCTGCGGAGGATTTTAATGGTGCGGATGGTATCCAACACCACTGCATAGATTTCGCCATATTGGATGTCGTTGAGTGTGCATTGGTGCAGGGCAATGATGTCGCCATGGTTTATTTTGGGTTCCATGGAGTGCCCGGTGACATTGCACCAAAGGCTGGCTTTTTCGAATCCCCTTATTACAATGTTGGTGGCAGGTATGTTTACCTGTGAATTAAACACTTCATCAAAGCCCCCGATAAAGTCCACATCGTAGTATGGTGTACCGATGGATGGGTTCATAGATGTGGTAGGCAGAGTCGAAGAATTTGCTTCGTCTATTGTTTTAATGCCGTTCAAATCATCTTTCAACATGCTTCCTGCACCAGTAAGTAACCAATCGGCAGATAATTCCGGATAGGCTAATAGAATTTTTTCAATATTCATTGAGCTCATGCCTTTGCCAGACACCTTTGCTTTCCCAATAAGTCCAACAGAAAGACCGGCATTAACAGTCATTTGATTGTCATTTATGCCCTTTTTCTCCATGAAATATTGAAGTCTTTCTATAAAATTCATATCCTTATATTGATTTTCTTCCATATTTAGTTTGATGTATTGAAATAATTCTATATATTTGCAGCGTGTTCAAAAAGGAACACCGCGCCAAATATACGAAAAAGGCATGTGATTAGCGAATTTTAAGGATTAAAGAAAATGAACGAAGAAATAAAAGAATGGCAGACACAGAGCGTGAAGCACAAGGTGGCTTACGTGTTGATGATGGACGGTATCAGCTTCAGATATACCGAAGAGACCGGGATTGTGTTTTCCGCACCTGATTTTTATGTGAAGAACCTTATCCGCCGCCTGATGAGTTGTTACGGCGTGAGTTTGAAACCGATTATAAACGAATTTAAATAAGTGAGATTATGGAAAACAAGAAAATGAGTTGCTGGGATTTTGTATTCAGTTCTGTAAAGACCCATATAGATGATTTGGTAAGACAGGCTGACAAGTACACCAAAGACATGAATGAGGATTTTGAACATTTCTTCTGCTGGTATGCCGAGGATATGTACAAGACGCAACGTGAACTTTCCTGTTACCGTGCCTTGAAGGTGGTTTTATCTGCCGGTAGCCATGATGATGTAAAGTTATACATGGAAAGCAAGATAAACAGTCTGACTGATAGTCTTCTTACCGGAAGCATCCGCAAGAACAGCACCAGTGCGGCTTCAAATTTGGCGCATACGTTGGAACTGGAAGTGAACCAGAAGATACGTGAGAAATTCACTATACTTCTTGGGATTATTGAAAAAGGTGAAAAGGTTGAGGGACAACAGTAAACCCAGCGTGACAACCCGGAAGGCGTTAAGAGACGGGTGACGGTGTGGAAAGACACACGGGAGTGCATGGTTCTTGTGCCGGGGTTCGATTCCCCGGACTCCCCCCAATATTAATCATTAAAACAAGTGAGATATGAACAAGAGGTACATTCACATTACGAAAGCCGACCGCGACTTTATCGCAAAGGCACTCAACGTGACAGAGAAGACTGTTTATAACGCTATCCGGTTTGATGACCGTCGTGGCAACTCCGAACTTTCTGCAAAGATCCGTAAGTTGGCCATGGATCGTGGCGGTATTGTGATGGTTGTTATTCCGGAAATAGAAACTTTCCATGATTATGACAATGTGATGCGTCAGTACTGTCCGAACGGTGCCTTGATAGAGCTTGACCGTAATGATGGTAGCGGTCAGGTAATATTCAAGGGAGAAACGGTGAAGACTTACGAGCATGTGATGGTTGCCGATATTAACCAAATCCAAGCGTTTGCATCGGCATTGAGATAGGAGGCGGCTATGTTGGTGTATTACGGTAACATACAGTGTATTTCTGCACGTGAGCTCATAGATGGCGGCTATATCACCGAATCCTGCTACAGGAACTGGGTGAACCGTGGCCGTATCAAGGTGGTGCGTCGTGGTGGAGGTGCTGCTGGAAATTGCGCGTTGGTCGCCCTCAATAGCCTGCCTACCGAGTGTCTGGAACGGGTGAAGGAAGACAACCCCGGTGGAACAGAGCAGGCACTTCGCCACTGGATACTCTCAAACTATGTGCTGGATCAGGCTGCAGTAGCCTATTTTTTGGAATGGTCTGCCCATTCTTCCAGCAAAAGAGCTACAGACGAACTTGCCCGGAAATATGCGGTGAATGCTTCCGTGTTGAATACTTGTATCAAGCTTTATAACAGAAGCAATGATTACCGAAAACTGATGGGTGAAAAATATAACTGGGACATGATGGCCACCACCATCGAGACCCTACGCGAAGACTTTGGTCATGATCTTCCTGCCAGTACCCTTCGTTTCCGCAAGAAAGTGAACGAATATAAGCAATACGGTTATGAATGTTTGATAACCGGAAAATTCGGCAACCAGAACAAACGGAAGGTAACTCACATGGACGAACGCCTGGTGATGAGTTTGAAAGTACTTCCCAACCAACCATACGGCAGTGATGTGCATGAAATGTATCTGTCGTTTGTATGCGGTGAACTGGAAGTATGGGATCTGGAAACAGGAGAGATATTCAATCCGGAAAACTTTACGGATAAGAACGGGGAACCGAAAGAACTGAGCGAAAGCACTATCCGGAACATACTGAACAACCCGGCAAGCCAGCTGCTGATAGAAAAAGCCTTGCGTGGACGTATGGAATTCTATCATGAGCAAATGCCGCACATGCACCGCCATGGTGGTAAGTTCTCCCTGTCACAAATAACGATGGATGACGTGGATTTGCCGCGTCGGATGAAAGGCGGCGAGTATGTGCATGCCTATTATGCTTATGATGTGGTGAGCCAGTGCCGTATCGGGCTGGCCTACGGGCGGGATAAGGATGATGCCTTGGTAGTGGACTGTTTTCGTGATATGTTCCGGCTCATCGAACGCAACGGATGGGGTATTCCAGCCGGTATTGAGGTGGAGCAGCACTTGATGAGCAAGTATAAAGAAGGATTCCTGAAGGCAGGTGAGGTATTTAAGTTTGTGCATTTCTGTGCCCCACAGAACTCACAGGAGAAATATGCTGAAGCTCTGAACGGTGCGTTCAAGACAACCATAGCACATAAGAACCATGAAGCCATTGGCCGCTGGCATAACAAAGGTGCACGGCGGGTGGACCAGAAGAAAGTGAGTGACAGCAGCAACCACACCTGGGAAGACAGAAAGTATTATACGTTTGAAGAGCTTGTGGCGGACGACCGGCGCGATTGTGAAGAATGGAACAATACGCTTCACCCCAATCAAAAGAAATATCCCGGAATGACCCGTTGGGATGTGCTCGTAGCCAAAATCAATCCGACCCTTCGACCGCTTGATAAACTGACCTTGAGCAGATATATCGGAGAAAAGGTAGATACCAGTATTCGTAGAAATTCCACAGTACGTGTGGCAAATGCGGACTGGTGGCTGAGCGGTCCGGAAGTGCTGGAGCAGCTGGAACCAAACAACCGCAAGGTGACGGCTTACTATCTGCCGGATGAAGAGGGCAAGCCTACGGATGTCTTCCTGTACCAGAACGACCGCTACCTTGACAAGGTTCGTCCGGTAGTGACTTACAACCGGGTGATGGCAGAACAGACCGAAGAAGACCGGGTAGCCTATACAGAGCAAAACAAAGTTCTGAGTCATTTCAGCAAATACCTCAATGACCACGCCATCGGAAAGGTGGGAACCGGTACACCGGATCAGCCAACGGATGACCCGGAAGAGGAACTGGAACTTCCCCCGGTGGAACTATCCGATGATTTGCCAGCCGAATTGTCGGCAGATCCGGAATCAGATTATGAATGGCACTCCGGAATAAGCGAGGCAATGAGGGCCATCAGTGACATGTAAGAATAGAATTAGAACAACATTAAAACAGCGTTAGAATTATGATTACAGAAGCGCAAAAACAGAAGATTTTAGCAGCGATAGCCGCCAACCGTGCGAACTATCCCAGTGATGCCAAGCATGCTGCCTCTTTAGCCATCAGTACATCTGTGTACAGTGCAATCAAGAACGGACAGACAGACAAAGCCCTGAGCGATGCCAACTGGATAAGCATTGCCCGCAAATTAGGGGTGAACCTCCGTGGTGAAATGGAATGGAAAGCAGCCAAGACCCCGACCTTTGAATATATAACTGCCCAGCTGGAGTTCTCACAGCAGTCCAGTCTGTCGGGCATCTTGTGCGACATGCCCAATATCGGCAAGACTTTCACGGCACGTTATTATGTGCAAAGCCACAAGAATGCCGTTTATATCGACTGCTCGCAGGTAAAGACAAAATTGAAGTTGGTACGCAAGATTGCTGCAGAGTTTGGTGTGGACAGCAAGGGGAAGTATTCTGATGTGTATGAAGACCTGGTATATTACCTCCGTTCGATGGAAACCCCGCTTATCATCCTCGATGAAGCAGGCGACCTGCAGTATGAAGCTTTCCTGGAACTGAAGGCCTTATGGAATGCCACTGAGCGCTGCTGCGCCTGGTATATGATGGGGGCAGACGGATTGAAAGAGAAAATCAACCGGTCCATAGAATGTAAGAAGGTGGGCTATACCGAAATGTTGAGCCGTTATGGTGACCGGTACAGCAAGGTGACTCCGGATGATGGAAAGGAGCGCGAACAGTTCTTGAACAACCAGGCACGTATTGTAGCCAAGGTAAATGCTCCTGCGGGGGCTGATATAGCCCAGATTGTACGGAAGACATGCGGTGGTTTGAGAAGAGTCTATACCGAGATTGAGAAACTTAAAATGACAGCGGAATAATGAAGCGTGCGTACAGTCCGAAGGAAATAGCCGCCAAGAAATGGGTTACTCTGCCGTGGGATGAGAAATGGAGCAAACCTTTCGGGTTCCCGGCAGAGAACGCTTCGTGGTTCATCAGCGGTGCCAGTGCCAGTGGGAAAAGCAGCTTTGTGATGCAACTTGGAAAGGAACTGTGCAACTATGGGACGGTGCTGTACATGAGTTACGAAGAGAAAATCAACCAAAGCTTCCAACGGCGTATGGGTTATCTGAAGATGAATGAGGTGCAGGGTAAATTTCGTGTGGTGACAGAAGGCAGTCTGGAGGAAGTGATTGCCAGACTGAAAAAACCGAAAAGCCCGAAGTTTATCATCATCGATTCCTTTCAGGTGGCCGGATGGGATTATCCGCAGGCTGTGGAACTGATGGAAACCTTTCCGAAGAAATGTTTCATCTGGATCAGCCAGGAAAAGAAAAGCCAGCCGATGGGTGGCGGTGCAGTAAGATTGAAATATATCTGTGATATGAAGATTCGGGTGGTCGGTTATAAAGCTTATTGTCAAGGACGCGCCATTGGAGACCCGGGAAGCTATTATGTGGTATGGGAAGACGGAATCATTCAAACAAGTAATAATTTACCAAAGTGATTATGGATAATAACGAAAAGGCTTTTGAAAGCTACACCGGAACTGAAGTGTTCCAGATACTGCTGGACGGAAATTCCAGCCGGTCCGTATTGGATGACTGGCTGGAGCGAAACATCCAAAGCGACTTAAAAGTGAGAAGAGCGAAAATGCCCGGTCATGTCGTAATAGAAACGGGTGATGTCTTGTTTGCACGTAATGTGCTGATATGGAATCCAAGTTGTAAAGTAAACATTAAAAAGATTTGAAGTGATGGAAAAGAAAGAAGAAAAGAAAGTGTGCTGCATCTGCGGCAAAGAGTATGAGGGCTACGGATACAATCCGTTCCCGGTGAAAGAAG